TAAGTTTAACATCATCTCTTGATTCTCTTCTTTGAGCACGTGAACTCATTGGGGGATAATAAGGTTCATTTACTGTAGGAACTGCACTTGAAACTGCAGGATTTATACTAGGAGCAATAGGATTAATAGGATTAACATTAGATGCATTAGAATCACCTTGTCCAAAGTCATTAAATTTTGGGTGTTTTTCTCTAAATCTATTAATTAAATTATTTGTCTCAGATTCATCAGTTACATTAGATCCTTCATATCCAATTCCTGATGGTATTAGTTTAGCTCCAAGTTGTTGTATTCCTGGTATTTTTGAATTTACCATTCCTCTACCTAGTCTTTCACCAAAAGTTTTACCTCTATATGGTTCGTCACTTGAATCACCCATTGATGTATTATTTACATTACTTTGACCTGGAGTATAAGTAGGTACTTTAAATGAAGAGATTTTTTTAGGAGAACCTTCTCCATAATTTACTCTAAACTGTTTAGTTTTACCAAACATTCCATATTTAGTCACATCTGTACTTGTTGGCATTCTATTTGCAAGATCTGGTCCTGCATATTTTTCACCAGATTGAGTATAATAAGGATCACTAACAGCTTGATTATAACGTATACCTCTAGTAATAGGAGATAAAAATAAGTTACTTCCAAAATTACCAAAACCATTAAAATTATTATAATTGCCTAACTGACTCATATTTTGATTAAACAACTGTTCTTGCATACGTTTATGTAACAATTCTTGTCTTTGTTTTGTATCAGCAATATATTTAGAAGTTTCATCAGTACTTACATCTTCATCTTCTTCTTTATTTGCAGCAAGTTCTTCAGGTGTATATTTATGTCCATCAATAGGACTATAAAGATAAGTTTCTTTAACTTCTCCTTTATCTACATATTGATTTAAAGATCCACCATCTCTAGCATATTGATTATAATCTAAATCAGAATCTTGATATTGTTCATCCATTAATTCATTATCACCTCCTCCTATAAATTTATATAAACCAGAATTAGGATCTGTAAAACCACCATATTGTCCAAATTGTTTTTTTAGAGTATCATTTTGAATATTCTGATTATTTTGAAAAACACCTTGTGCCTCTTGACCATATAAGTTTAAATGATGATAAAAATTTTCTGGATCTATTTGTTCTTGATGTATACCACCATCTTCAAATGCACCAACTTGAGGAGCACCATAAGCAGAAAATTGATCTTCTGCTTCTTGTTTTAATATTGCATCATTAGCTGTATTTCTAACTGCATTTAAAAAATCTAAACCTCTTTTTTTTCTTCCTTCATCACCTACTATATCATCTGAACCAACAGAAGGTGTATCACCACCTCTTGCCATTTTAGCATACTTAGTATATTGTTTAATAAAACTTCTTTTATTTAATTTAGTTCCACCTTGTTTCATATATGACTCTTCATCTTCTACAGTATCATCAGTAGTTGACATATCAATATTAGTATCATACAGGGCATTTAATCTATCCTGTTTTGCTTGTTCTTCATCTGCATTTTGTTGATCAAGCAATGCTTGCTCTTCTTCAGCAGCAGCTTTTTCTTCTGGAGTAAGTTCACTATAATCAGTAACTTCATCAGAACTATTTTGTTCAATATAATCACTAACTTGAGTAATATAAGCAACAGCAGTTTTAGGATCAACACCAACTTGTGCTAATTCTTTTACAATTGGTTTAGGATCACCATCATAATCATCTGCAGTTATCTTATCAGCAATATGCTTAAATATTTGTTCTTGAGTAGGTGCATTTGACTGACCTCCTGCTTTATATATTCTTACTCTCTTTTTCATATAACATGTAATATATATTAAATATAATAATTTTTAGTTTACTAGATAAACATTAAAAGTTTATTTAAAGTCTTTCTACTATGTAACCTCCTTTTTCTAATAATCTTATTTCTTCATCATCTAGATCATCTTCCCATGAATCAACATAACCTCCATCCTGTTCTTCTTGAAATTGTTCTCCTATTGTACGTAACATATATGGATCAGAAAAAAAATGACCTGGTGATTCTATTGAACTTGCAGCAGTTTTTCCAAATATTTCAGCTTTTGATGGAATAAGTTCTGGTGAAGCTACAGCATTTTCTTTTATTAAGACATCTGCGTCTGCTTCTGGTAAATATAAATATGGATTATCATAATTATAATTATATGCACCTGCAGCACCTGAAACTGCAGCACCTGCTACAGCTGATTTACCATATTTTTCTGCTGCATTTTGTAAACCTGCACCAGTAGTAGACCATTGAAATTCATTATTTAATAATTTTTGTTTATCAATTGGTACATGTTTAATTGAAAATGGTAATTTTCTATGTAAACTAACACCTGGATCTAATATATCTACTTTAGATAAATTTTGTCTTGTAAGATCTTGTAAATTATATGTTGGTTTTCTAAAATTTCTACCAACAAAACCTTGTGCATTAGCTTTACCTAATCTTAATTGTGAACCTGGCACTGAACCATCAAATGCTGCAGCATAAATATTACTAGCATTTTTTTCATCAAGTCCTGTAGTAACAACTCTATTAACACCTTTTTTTCCAAAAAGTGATTTTGGTTCTACAAGATGTCCATCTTTAATTGATCTTCCTATTACATTACCTAATGGTTTAACAACTCCTTCTAATGATTTACCATAACCTTTTATTAAATTTAATGGACTTATTTTATTTGTAAGTTTTTGAAAATAAGGAGAAAAATATGCTTTATCAAGTATATTAGCTCCTACTTTATTTTTAGGTCCAATAAAATTTTTAATAAGTTGTGGAGATATACCAGCATTTAAATTTGAACCTGCATTTTCAAAAATGTTAACTTTTGGTTTTACATTATTATATATATTACTACTTCCTATCTCTGGAAAATATTTTCTTGGTATACCCATAATTTTTGGGTATTGTGCATTTACTAAATCAGCAACATGTTTACCTGTTGTTCCCATTCCAAAATTTGAACGGGCTTCTGTATTAAATGATTGAGGAATATACTCAGATGGATTTACATCAAATCTTATTGTTTTAGCTCTATTTCTTAACTCTTGAGGTAAATTTAATTCACCTTTTTGAAAATCACTTGAAGCTGTAACAGATTGACTTTTACCAGACATACCTTTAGCTGATTCACTCATTGAGTTTTCTAAATTAGCTATTTCTCTTTCTGAAAGTCTTAAATGATTTACATTACCAGGTCCAGGTCTATTAGTTGGATAAAAACCAATTGTTGATTCATAAGATGTATCACCTTTTGGTTTATATGAATACCAACTTCCTGTTAAAGCTTGTTGTTCTTCTGTTAAGTCTCTTCCAGCTTTTTCTAATCCATAAGGAATATTATCTGGATCCCATCTAGTTACTGGTTCATAAGTTGGAAGTTTTAATCTTTTAGCTTCTTTTGATGCATATGCCAAATCTTTTCCATAATTTACTGCAGTTTTAGTTCCTTGTGTAACATCTTGTGCAACTGATTTAAATCCTGCTCCTGACCCTGTTCCTATTAATCCTGCTGCAATTTCTGCAGTTCCTAATGCTGCATCTTTCCAATTCTTTTTACCTTGTGATACATCATACCAATCTCCTACATTTTTAGGAGTATTATATAAACTATTAGCAATAAAAGCTGCATTAGCTGCATTACCTACAGTAGCACCTGGTACAGATGCCATACCTGGAACTGACATTGCACCTACAGATCCCATTGCTTCTGCTGCAGCAGGTCCTAAAATTGGTAAAGTCCAAACCCAATCTGCAGAACCTGCACTTTGTGGACCAAGATTATCAGGGTTGCTATTTCTTGCTTTAAGACTAGATTGATCCATAGCTTGTTGCCAGCCTGCTTTTTGTTTTGCAATTGCTTTTTGTTTTATTCTTTTTGCTTCTGCAATTTTTGCAGCTTTTGCTTTATCAACTTCTTGTTGGTATTTTTTTATAAGATCTTGTTTAGGTAGTAATGGTGATCCATTATTTTTAGGAGTGGATGGTCCTACTAAACCAAATTTAGGTCCTGAGTATACTGTTTTACCACCTTGAGCTTTATCTAGTATACCACCTTGTCTAAAATTTTCAGTAAGACTTGCTGGTTTTAACCGTGAATTAATTTTAGTTTTTTCTTGTTCTTGATACTCAAGATTTTTTTGTTGAAAATCAGTTGCACTTTTATTTCTTCTAGCTGCCGCTATTTGTTCTTGAGTAGCATCATCTGATAAACCTAGATTTTCATCACCTGCTTGTGTACCATATCTTGGACCGGCATAATGAACAGGTTTTTTATATGGTGGAGCTGGAATAATTTGTTGCTCAGGTCTTTTAACTTCTGGAAAAGACATAGAATTAAGACGTGTTGGTAATGGTCTATAAACAAATTCTTCTTTTTCAGTTACTTTACCTGTTTTAGGATTTCTACCTGCAGTATAAAGAACATTTTCTCTTTCATATCCTTTTGGTACTATATCATTATCTGTTATTAGATTTTCTTTATCATCATATATTGCATCTCTATAATTCATTTTATTATGTGGAAGTGATGCAGTTGGTAAACCTTCTTTTGGTAATGTATACATTGTTCCTGTTGCTGGATCAATTCCCCAAAAACCTTTTTGCAATCTTCTTAAAGCATCCCTATCAGTTTTTTTAATTTTATTATATATATCCGGACTAAGAATTGTATTTAAACTTAATGCAGTATTTATCATATCAGGATGAGAGTATACTGTCATTACTCCTTGTGGAATATTATTCCAATTATCCGGCCTTTTAAATATATTTTCTGTAGGTGGATCAATTCCTTTAAATGGACCTCCTTTTATAGGTGGTTCTATTATTCTACCACCTTTTGCTTTAACTAGTTCATGTTGTACAAAACCTCCTATTTCATGTTCAGGTAATTCTTCTACTATATAACCACCATCTCTATATGCTTGTATTTCTTTATCAGTAAGATCAAAATCTTCATAATCAGCTTCTCCACCATCTTCTTTAGTAGGTAGATTAAAACCATAATTTAATTCATAGTGACTTAATGGATTAGGATTAAGATTAATGGTACCAAGTTTAGAACCTCCTGTTTTAAATTGTGCATTAGGATCAAATATCTTACTTTTTTTATTTTGAAATAATTTATTTTTAGTAAATAGTTTATTAGTAGCAGACATACTTTTAGAGTACTTCTTACTTTGAAGAGTACCACCTTTTTTTGCTATAGGTGTTTCATCTACATAAGATGCATTAGGAAAATTATAATCTTGACCTTGTTGCATTGCAACACCAGGACCAACATTAGGTTGAGCCCATACAGGATAAGGTACAGGTTGTCCTGTTTCAGGATCTGAGCCCATTGTAATATTAACACCTTTTGGATCTCCATTACCAGGTACTCTTACTGGTTGTCCTTGATTAGCAGGATTCCAATAACCTTTAGGATCAACAGTTATATCTCTTGGTTTTGCTGGTGCTTTTGCTTTACCTAATTCTGATACAGCTTTAGATAATATTTTTTTATTGAATCCCATTATCTTTGTGATATTTGATTTTTACTATTGCTAAATTTAATAATCATATTGACATCCTGTGAATTAGTTCTGCTCAAATATAAAAAATTTAAATAATTTCTGAATTTTTTTCTTTGTAATTCTGTTTTATTATAATCTAAATTTGCTGGAGTTAATGTTTTAATATAACCATTTGATTGTGTAGCCCATATAGTTTCTTGATTATAACTTCCTGCCAATACTGTAGTACCTGGAACTAATGGTCCTGTTGGAGGATAATTAGATCCAATTGGAAATTCACCTCTATTTTTTGTTATATCCCAGAATTGATTAAATCTATATTTATTTTCTTCTTTAGAGAATAATACATCTATAGATGTAAAATTAATAATTGGATATGTATTAGCTAAAGTAATATTATTTTTAGGAAAAATATTAAGATTTAAATATCCTGATACTTGTTCTGCATTATATATTACTGCTTTATCAAAATTATAATCTAATACTTGAAATTGATCTACACAGTTATTTGAAGGATTTTTGTAACATTCAAGTATATACTCTATAGATTTTAAAGTAGTAACTGTTTGTCCCGTAATAAGTGGTATTTCAACTTCAAATGGTTGTGGGATTCCATAAAAATTACAGTAACTATTACATACTGCATTATGTTTCCATAATTTACCACCTTTAGTTGTCAAAAAGTATTGTCTTGCAGGTAATACAAAGTCTGGATGCCAGTCATGGAAAGATATCCAAAACTCATTTTTAGGGTCAAAACTCATTGTCCATGATGCATCATCAAATATAAGTGGATTACCTAATTCAACTTTTGATAACCCATTTACTAAAAAGTAATCTCCATTAGAAAAATAAGTTACTTTATTTGCATATTCAGGTTTTAGTTTATAATCTTTTTTACAGAAAAATATAACACCATTATAATTATCATATACTGCTTGAGTACCAATACCTGCAACAGGATTATCTGTATGTGGATATTCTGGAAAATCTTCAGTAAGTTTATATGGTAAGAATAAACTAAACCACCATTTCATACCTGCTTGAGATATTTCTTTTAAACCTTGTTCAAATGAAAATATTCTTCCTTGATTTTGAGATATGTAATACATTCCTGCAGGAGTACCAATAACACCAAATTTATTTTGAGAAGAACCATATTCATATTCTACATCTGATATAGTAATATTTTGTGAAGGATTGGCAAATAAACCACCATCTCCTATAGTAAGTTTAGTACCTAATTCAGTTGTAAGAGTATCTACACCTTGATACATTAATGGACTAGCATTATAGAATGTAATAAACATACCAGTCTTAGCATAAGGTTTTATACTAGTAATTCTATTTTTAAAGTCATGAAAATTATTTACTAAATATACAAACCAAGAATCTTTTGTAGACCAGTTTTGTTGTGGCAGTGAATATACTACTCTATCAGGATAATAAGTATAACATAACTGAGATACATTAGGATTATAATATCTTGATTGTAAATTACCTTGTGAAAAATATTGTGTAAATATTTTAGATATACTTAATGAATAATCATATGCATAATAGTTACCCCGTGTTATTGTATCAGGATTAATATTAAACATTGCAGCCAAATTAGAATATGTATAAGTATCATAATTTTTTTCCCAAGTTTCTAAACCTGGTTGTCTAAAATCTACTATTACATCTGATTCAACAAAGAAATCTCTTACTGATGAGTTAGCTAAATAAAAATAAGATTCTTTAGCTCCTAATACTCCAGGATACGTATCTGGAAAACCTGTTGGTGTATCATTACTATAATCATATTTACGTGAATTTTTTACATAATAATCTAAGTTATAAAAATCAGTTGGAAATGGTCCTGATCCTGGAGTTGGACTTATAAAACTACTAGGTTTTAAATGACTCATATCATACTGTTCACTATTCATCCAGAATCTTGGTTCAGCAATCATATGTTTTAAAATATAATTATACTCATAACCATCAGGTTCTCCATATAACCAGTCATAAAAAAAGAACATATTATTCTTTTCAGTATATCTATTTATATAAACATCTCCTCCAAATAATATTGGAACTTGAGTTACTTCTTCTAAAGTAACAAATTTAGCTGCAGTACCATAGGGAGTACTAATAGTACACCAAAAACTACTAAATACTGCTGGTATATTTTGACTATTATAATTTAATTTTTGTTCTGAAGGTGTAATAGGTATTTCTTTAAGAGAATCAAGTTGACCATATTGGTTTCTTAATCTAACTTTTAGACCAGCATAATGACTTGCAATACTAAGGTTAAATACATTAGTTTTATTTGATGTCATATCAACTGGTAAACCAATACCTGCTTGTATAGCAGTACCTAATGTTACAAGTGATGTATCAGCATATCCTGTAGGTGATGAAGGATTAAGTATATAATTAGGACCTACATTTTGTTTACTAGCATTTGTAGTTCTAAGAGTTACAGCTGTTTGTCTTAGTAAATTATTTATTATATAACTTTTAGATGTACCAGTACTATCTATATATTGTTTAACATTTTGAATATTATCTTCTAAATAAAAACTATCTGCAATATTAAATCTTTGTGGCTGTGAAGTTAAAGGATTTTGATAATTTTTATAAAAACCATATGAAATAGATTGTAATGCAAATTGTCTATAAGGCAATAATGCATATATTAATCTTAATGCTGTATCTGCTCCTGTTAAAAAATAAAATAAAGTTTGTTGTACTCCTGCACCAATACCTACAAGTCCTAAATAAGCAAGTTTAGGTAATTCTCTTGAATATTCATTTGTTAAACCAAGTGTACCTCCAGTTGCTGCAGCAGCATTAACAGTAGTTATATATGTAGCATTTATTCCTGATAAAATTGGATTTACACCAAAACTAAATGCATCACTAATTGCTCCACTTCCTGTATAATAAGTTTTCATTGCTGTATTATAAGCTGCTTCTGCAACAGCAACAGCAGTTGAACCTGCAATTGATAAAACACCAGATGCTCCAGCTCCAGCAAGTATATCTGATGCACCAGAACCAGGTAATGGTTTAGGAAGATTAATTGTTGTTTTTCCTGTATTAGAAACTACAGCTTCTATAACTCCTGCAATAAAGATTACAAATACTGCAGCATCTGCAAGTAATTTACTTTTAGGTTGTTTATCAGGTTCTTGAAAATATTGATTAGATGTTCCAGTTAATGCACCATATGTTTTTACTTCTGACATTGATAGAAAAGGTTTTCTAAAATTAGTGTCAGGAGAATGAAAAGTAATCATATCAGTTGGTACTAACTGATCTATAATAGTTGTATTTTGAAATAGTGATGGATTTGATGTATTTGTTAATTTAATATATGGATCATTAAAGTTATTTACATTTCCCCCTAATGCACTTGAGAGAGGTTTAATAGTATTAAATGGATAATTAGGATATAATCCTTGTCTTCCAGCAATTGCTTCATTACCTTTGATATTATAGGTACGCATGTTATTAATCATACCTTTAGCAATAACACTTCTATTACCTTCTCTAGATCCTCTTAATATTTCATAACCTGCAATTCCTGGTATATCATTACCATCATTATCTTTTGGTAAAAGTATATTAGTAAAAGTTACACCCATTAATCTAATGTTAGCACCTCCTTGAGAATAATGATTTGTTTTATCACTATTTGCTGTAATATTATCAGGAAATTTATGATGTCTAATTGGTTCAGCACATAAATCAAATTGTGGATCAGTTGTACCTGACCAACATTGAGATGATGAATCCCATATATCATGTCTATTATCTGGATACTTTTCTGTTGATTCCCAGTATCCCATATTACCTTGGGCTCTAATAATACCACCATCAGGTAAAACAGTACCAGGTGAAGAAGTTATTGTAGCAGTATTACATACTTCAAAAACTCTATCATCTGTATTTAAAGCATTTATATTACCTGCTGCAGGAGCTATTTCTGACATAGTTCCTACATTAGGTACAAGATATTGCGTTGGAGCACGTCCAGGAATATGATATGAAGAAGATTTATCTCCAGTAGTATATACCCATCTAATAAAGAAAGCATACACCTCATCTCTTAGATAACTTGTATTGCTTCCTCCTTTTACATAATAATCTGCAGGATATTCAACTGATACCCATTGTGATCTTATTTGATTAGCTAAAGGTTGATAGTTAAAATCAAATTTAGATCTTGGTGCAATTCTTAATAAGTATGTATTAACCTCAGTAATCTGATCTGATGTTTCATACACTGGAGTTCTTAAAGGAATCATTTCAATAGGAATAGTAATTAGATCATCTTTAATTTGATCTAAATGTACTACAGATGTACTTGTAGAATATAATCCAATTCTTTTTGCTACGGCACCTTGACTAATTATTTGTATTACTACTAATTCAAATTCATCAAAGTGTGTTGAGTCAGCTGTAATTAATACATCAATACAACCTGCTACATCATCAATATTCCAAATTGGTTGAGTATTACTTGGTGAAAAATAATCTGTAACTCTTTGACCTTTAATAGTATATGCAAGAGTTGCAAAATATGATCCATTTCTTAATACACCTCCACCAATACCTGCTATAACTTGAATAGTTGGAGTATCCATTAATCTTGCAAGTCTTAATGCTTCACAATTTAATGTAGTTAAATCTTTACATATTATACATCCTACAGGAATATAACCACCTGGAGCTGGTACTACTATACCATTTTCATCTTTACATTCTTGATCCCATTGAACTCCTGGCCATTGAATATTTATACCTGATCCATTTGCATATGTATTACTACCAATCCATATATAATCAGGAGTTGGCCATAATGCATCATCTCCAACATTTAAATATCTATCAGGATTTCTACCATCAGCAAAATATACAGACCATGAACAGTCTTCTTTTTCTCTTGATGCACCAGTAATTAAAAATTGTTTATCAAAATTTAAACAAAGATCTTGTACTATAATTCTATATCTACAAGTTTCTTCTTCAAATAATCCTATTTCACATCCAGTAGCTGCACCTACTCCTGATGCTGGATGTGCTACAGTAAAAATAATCCATTTATCAGTATACAAATGTATAGTTCCTATAATATATTTTTTACCAGTAAGTGTTGCGCCTGCTTCAGCACAAAATACATTAGATACTTCATTTGATAGTGTACCAATATTACCCTCTAATGTATTATTAACTGCATTACGTGCATGAGACCACATGCCCTCACCTATAAATGTAGGATCTGCATCTTTATTTAATCCCTTTACAAAAGAGTTAGTTTTATTTTGACTTGTATCTTGTATATTTTTCTTTGCCATAACATAATAATATTATAATATCCGCATACTGTTATAGTTAAAACTTTTAAACATGTCATAGTATTTAGAATACTGTGCTCTTCTGTTAGCCATCCATAACCCTTTCATCTCTGCAAAGTTAGGTGTATTAACAATTGATAAAGCATAATTTCTTGCAGCTTTTAATCTTTGTTCTATAAGTTGTAATTTTTGTACTACATCTTCACCATTAAGATATAAGTTTTCAAATATTCTTTGCTTTACAGCATATTCATAATACTCATTAATCTCATCATGATCCGGAACTAATAAGTTACCATTATCATCTTCTAGTGCTCCTTGATAATTAATATATACTTTACCACAATCAAATGTAGTATGTAAGAAACCATCTTTAATCCATGCTTCATTAGCTGCATTAAGATAAAGATTAGGACAATCACATTCTATTTCTCTTGAAGATCTAAACCTTAAAGGAATAAGTGATTCATATATTCTTGTTTCTCCAGTAGGTATTACTTGAATTAATTCAAATGCTTCACCTTTACAGTTAGAAAATACTCTTGGTCTTACACAAGTATTACCAAATGGATTATTAGGATCATATTGTGGAACTAATATAGGAGTATTATTAAATGTAGTATCTGCACAAGCAATAGTATGATTACATGGATTAGCATTACAAGTACTACAATTAACTGTAGGAGGTGCACATAAATCTATTGTACTTGGTACTTCAGTATAAGGTACTTCCATAGTAGTAGTACCTCCAGATTGATATCCTACTTCTTGTCTAAATGATCCACATATTGACCCAAAGTTCATTACATAAAAATCATCAGGTAATTTTACCTTATGATGTTCTACTTCTAATATGGCTTCTTTAGTCATATTAATTCTGAGACCTAAATCATATGTTACTCTTTTTGCAACTTTAATTAGTTGTTGAGGCTCAATTAAATTTTCAAGAGCATATGTATTTAAGTCAATAGTAACATCTTCCAGTAATTGGTCAAATGTTCTAAACTTGAGTGTATAATTAAAGTCCATTATCTTAATGAGTTTTGACTATCATCAGGACCATTTGTAGGTACATTAATAGACATAGTTAATTCTTTTAATACATATTGTTCAATTTCACCAAATAAGTAATCTGGAAACATTAATTGGTCATCATTTCTAAATCTACATTCTTGAGATGTATCACATGTAAAACCTGTAATAGTATCTTCAAACATACCTTCTACTTTAATTGCTTCCCATGGAATATTAGGCATATATAAATAACCATCTAAATACCAGAAATATTTTCTAGTATTATATCTGAAACTATTTACTTTAGTCATAGAAGAATATGTACCTGGATCAGTTCTAAATAATTCTACTGATGTATCTAATGAAGATACAGTACGTATAAGTGGCCCATTAAGTCCATCAAAAAACTTAGGTAGTCTTTCTTTAGTTCTTTTAATATAACAACCAGAGGTAATACCAAAACATCCTGCCTCTACTTTATCTACATCTATTAATTCAACAAATGTTAAAGTAGAAAATATTGAACTTATCTTCATTAACCTGTTCTGATTATCTTCTCTTTTTAAAAGAGATTTCCCATATTTTGATATTGCAAAATATATTGTTCTATCAGTTAAGAATGGATCTTCCTTTACAGCTTTAAGTGCATTCCTAACTCTTGATATTGCTTCACCAATTGTTGTCATATATCAAATTCATTATATGTTTTTAACTTTTCTTTTTCAATACCTTTAACGTAATCTTTTTGCCTAGACTTAGTAAACATCTTACGTATTTTTTTCATTGGATCAACCTGTATATACATAGGCCAATTTTCTGAATATGTTTTAGCTACACTTCTTTTAAAGTTTCTACATCCTGCAAAGGCCCAGCATTCCCTATTACTAAAGGTATACTTAGTAGCATTATTAGTATAAAAGATTTTAGCAAGCTTGCCATCTGTATCCCAATTTGTATTTGTTACTATTACTCCATATTTTGTTGACTTGCCAAAATCAATGTTTCTTCTAAACTTACTTGTTTGACATGTACCAATAAATATGTTACCTAAATTTTCTGGTAACTTTACACCATCTCTAGTTTCAATTACTGTTTCAAAAAATAAGTTATGAAATGTTGTACATATTTTATATAGGTCCTTAGTGTCTACATCCTTATACTTAGGATATTTTTCTTTAAATGCTTTATAGAATTGTCTATTTAATACATGATATACATCTTGTCTAAATCTTTTACCTTTTACATCTGGTCCCTTAAATATTTTACTTTCCATACCTTATACATTAATATACTAAAATTTTCAGACTTATAAAAATTACAAGTTAAACAAATATAATATATATAACTCATATATAAAAAATAACCCCGGTAATAAAATACATACCGGGGTCTCGTTGTTAGCCACAGAAACCAACAAACTGCGACAATATTTTTAAATTAACCAATCATTTTACCATTTGCTAATTCTATATTCCAAGCATATCCTGTTCCTAAATCTTGTACACAAGTTAATGTTAAAGATTGATTTTTAAATAACACATTAGATCCTATTGATGCAGTATCATCAAAAGTTAATAATGGTGACGTGCTTAGAACACCTGTATATTCAAAAGGAACTGCTGGATCATAAAAAGAATAAAATATAACATCAAATACTCTACCTTCTAAAATTTGCCATGTTGATAAACTACCTCCACCACCTTCTGTAGTAGCACTGATTTTTATAATATCTCCTACAACTACTCCTGATGAAGGAAGTGTTAACAATGTAAATGACCCTGTAGTATCTCTAATAACATATCCATTATTAGCTGCAAGTGTTACTACAGGACTAGGTCCTGTTAGGGTACTCCAAGTTAAACCACCACCACTACTAGGTGTTTGCCATTGAGCTTCTCCATTTCCAGTTATACATGTTAAAACTTTACCAACTGCTTCAGTTCCATCCTGTAATCGTAAAGCATATTTACTTAATGAAGTACCTCCTACTATAAATGTACCACCAACACCAACTGCAGGAGCATTTGCTGTAACTACAGCCAAAAGTCCAGTATTTGTTAAACTTGAATTATTAACACTTATTTCTAAACCTCTGTTTTCTTGAGTATTAGTACCAGTATTAGTAATATAAGCTCCATTTGTTATACTAGTTGCATTTAATAATTGGTCTATTCTAACAGTTGTATTTTTTGAGGCATTGTTAACATACAAAAGTGCATTAGCAGAAGGTGCTACTCCAATTCCAACTGATACACCATCATCTCTAGTAACACCTATTCCAAGTGTAGTTCCATTTGGAGTCCAACGTGCAAGATAATTAAGTGTTCCAGAACCTGTAACTCCACCACTTGATATAACAGATAAAGGACTTCCAAAAGTACCATCACCTGAAAGTGTACCATCTACAAATACTCCTATAAAACTAACTACTGGATTAAGTGGATCTGTATTATTTACAGCTACACCACCTGCACCATTGTCAGTTACTGATAATACACCACTTGAAAGATTTGTACAAAAAAATAATACAATACTTTCTAATGCAGCAGCAATTGAAGAATCTTGTGCAACAACAATATTTAGTTCACACATAATATCTGGTAATGTATACACAACACATTGTGCATCAAAAAATTCTGCACACGGTTGTGGATTAGGACAATCTACTGGAGTTGGGCATGGAGGTAAAGAAGGGTAAGCATCTTCACATCCGCATTTTATACATGTATTCATAATATTTTTTTAATTAAATTAATTATTTAACAAACTATATGTGGTTTAATATCAGTTGTACAAGGATTTACATAAGCAATTAACCCATCTATCCTCATGCTAAAACCTCCTATATCTGTTTCTTCTCCAGGATCACAACTAAAAGGCCATGTACGTATTGTACTATCAGTACTAAGATTATATGCTGGCCCAGCTGGTGCATTATGAATTGTACTAGTAACAATATAATTTGGAATACTATCTCCTGCTGTTATTGTACTTGTAATAAAACGTAAAGAAGATGTACCAATTGCAGCTGAAGATAATCTTGTAGTAGGTATTTCTTGATCTTTAAGAGTAGATATTATTAATTTTTTATCTGATGTTATAAGTACAGTAAAAACACCAGTTAATGTAGTACCCATTACTGCGTCAACATTAATCGATCTAGTACCAATAATATTAGGTAAATAATAATATCCATCAAGTAAAGTAACTCCATCTAATATACTTAAAGGTATAACAGAAACATTATTATTAATAGTTGCTGTTCCATTACCACTAAGTTGACATCCTCCTAGTCCACTAAAAGTTGTACAACCAACAGTACCATTATATGAATTAAATGTTGGTAATGGTACTACAAAACCAGGAGCAGCTGGATTATCTAAAGGAAGCATTACTACACCTCTAAAATGTATTTGATTTCCAATTCTTCTACATTGTGGTATATCTGCATCTACTCCATAGTAAGTAAAACCTTCAAGATCTTTCCAACCTGTATCTACAACATCTGCTGTTAATGTATATGTTGGACCTGCACCAACTGTTAATCCAACACTTGATGTATTTGCAACTGATGGAGCTGATGGAATTACTTCTCCACTAACTACATATGCAGGTCCTCCTGTTACAGTCATATTAATTGTAGGAGTAGCTAAAGCAGAAACTGTTACACTTCCGTCTCTTAGATCTTTAATACATGCCCAAATATTATTAATACTATCACATACTGTTAATGCTCCTGTTGGTATTGCCCATAGTCCTACATATTGTACAGACATTTGTACAGTAGGATTTACTTTTGAAAAATCACTAGGTGCAACAGTTTGATTTCCTGCTGCAGTTAATAGACATCCGGCAGTTCCTGTTGCTGAAACATAAGGACACCATACATTATTTATAAATACTCTTAGTACAGTATCTATTGCTTGAGTAGTATTTATTAATAATGTATCTATAGTACAACCTAATGTAAAAGTAGGTGTAGTATATGATGGAGGTACTGTATTTTCTAAAGTAGTTACTCTTATTTCTAAATCACCAATTGCTATATCTTGTAATGCATTAGCATCAATTAGAGCACATATTTTTTCACCAATAGCAATTACATACTCAGTAAGATTCATTGTAGTTATACTACCAGATACAAAACATGGTGCTACTGATACTATACAATCTGTAGGACATCCATTAGAAGGAGGTACGCCAGGAGTAACTGGAATGTTTTCAAGTTCACATACTTTAAGTATTAAGAAATTAATCAAGTCAGTAAAAGTACTTGGTGCACAACTTACTAAATTAAAGCAATCAAGATCATAAGAATTAATATTTAATGTATCTAGAATTGTACATAATTCAGTTGCAAGTTTTTCAATTACATCTGTAATAGAATCTCCTCTACATAAGTTTATACAGTTTAAATCCGGACCTGCCCAAATTACACAATTTGAAGAAGTTGGAGTACACGGTGAATTGTCAAAATTTAATGGTTTCATATCTTTAGTATCTATTTATAATATAACAATTTTAATTAAGAATTGCAACCACAACCACAATTTATAGTTTGTTGACAACTGTGAGTAGTAGGAGTATTGCATCCACATCCACAACCTGTATTATGTGAACAACAATCTTGGAAAGGAGTACATATATAGTCAGGATTCATAATTGCTTGTAACTCTAGTAATTGAAATTTAATATCAAGTCTATATAAGTCATCTTCTGGACAACATGGAGCAATACCATATCTTTGTGAAATAACATCTTTATATAGGACCTGAGAGTATGAGCAAGCTATTCTTTCATAGTATTCAGTTGAACATGCTGGAGAATTATAACCTGGTCTTATACTTTTAAAAGGAACATCTGATGGACATCCATTATCTACACATGGACCATTATCAGTATATATTTCAGGAAGATCCCATTCTTGAGGATAGATCCATCTTAATACACAAAACTTTACACTAGTTGCTCCTGCTGCTAATGTAATTGATTTAATCACATTATCACAATCTTCAAATGAGAAAACTGCAGTAGCAGTACTGTTATTAGTTATTGTACTACAGAAACATACTGTATTAGTTAAACATATTTCACATGATTCATATACTGTATCTACAATAACTAATTCATCTGAAGTATTTATATCAGTTTCTTCAACATAATAACATGTATCAGCACAAAATTTAATTTTTATAATAGATGTTAAGTATGCTGATAAATCAGTAGTAGTGTATACTGTTGGAGCTATACCTGCACAATCTATTACTGCATATCTTGTTGCTGCACATTCTTGACATGTATCATAAGCAATTGATACTGTTACTATTACTGGAGAAGGAACATCACCAATATATATACTTACATAAAAACATCCTTCATATTCATCAAGAGTTACTATTTTATTTAAATATGCAGATAAATCTTCTGATGTAAATAATATAAAACTATCTGCTGGATCACATGATTCTAATTTATAATTAATAACAGGAATACAGTCTGTACAATCTGTAAATGTAGTAAGTACTGTTACAGGAATTGGAGTTAAACAAACTACTGCAGTTCCTATTTGCCAACATCCTGGAAATTCAGCAAGAGTAACAATTTCACCAAGTGAATAAGAAAATGCTAATTCTTGTGAATTAGATTGTATTATTTCACGAGTTACACAATTGATTAATTCATAACAGACATCTTGACATTCATATATTTTACTATTAGGAGGAATTACACATGGTAAACCTATAGTAATATTAATATCAACACCTACAGCATCTGGATATGAACTTGAACATATTCTTGTTGGAGTAGTGTCATATTTAATATTACCAAAATGATCTATATAAGTTACATTTCCTATACCAGTAATTGTATAACATTTAGTTACACAAGGTATACATGGGTACTCTCCATTAAATACTACAGGAGTTAATGGAAATATAGGAGTATTTGTAACTATTACATACCAACAAGGAACTGATAAACCATTAACAGCTACTAAATCACCAACATATAAATTACATTGAGGACAGTTAGTAGTATCCGTATATATTACCTCATCATTAAAACAATTATATAACTTATAATATGTTTGCATCTTAATTATTTTTTTGGTTGTGATTGTTTAAGCTTCATTTCATAATTTGAAATACAATGTGTACATACCTGTGCTTTATTTGATGCAACTCTTTTTTGACATCCACATGATAAATTTTTACTGCAGTTTGAACATTTAGCCATAATCTTTGGTTTTTTAATGGTTTAACAATTTTTACACTCTATTTTACGCATTATCTTTAATGCATAATTATATAAGGTCATTCCGTGAGTTGGTTCATGACAGAATTCTACTTTTGCTTTTGCAGCATCCAAGTACATCTTAGCCATCTTCAATATTTCTAATTTCTTTTGAATACTTGCAGGTGGTTCACACGCAGCAAGATCTAATTTACATAAAATATTATTATAAATATTTAATGCTCTTGTAATTCTTAAATGATTATATATTACAAATACTGTATCATTAGGAGACACACTATATTTAATAACATATATACCATCTGGTAAATCACTAAATACTGTACCACCACATCCTTGAGTTTGTAATTGTAAATCACATGCTGTAAGAATTGTGTTTGCGCCTTGCACTGTTGTAAGTTGAGTTGAATAATTAAATCCAGGTACAGTTACATTTAATGTAGGACATGATACGGGCATCAATGGTGAATAAATACTTGTATCTAATATTGATATAATACAAGTATTCATTACAGTAGGTACTTCTAAACTTAATAAATGATGTGCCATAATAATTTATAAAAAAAGGGAGGGAAAATAAATTCACCTCCCTTTGTTAGTAATATAATTTGAATTCTACTTATGAAAGTGGAATAAGTGGAGTACAAGCTGTAAGTGCACTAATCACTTCAAGTTCAACACAGTTACCACAGTTAGCAATCCAGTTTGTAACAAAAGATTCAAATACAGCAAGAGGAGCATCAGTAATAATCTCTAATAAATATTGATCATTATCAAATGTACCAGTTGGGTTATTGAAACGTGGAACTGAATGTTGCAAGTAATATCTTGTATAGAATGCAGTTCTGTTAATAGTATTCAAGATTTGATCACCTTGAGTAATCTCTCTTATTCTAAGATCAGTAGCAAAGAAGTTTTGTCTGTATCTTTCTGATAAGATTACATCTCTAGCAACTGATTCACCAAGACCCATTGCTTGTAAACCTGTACACTCAGTAACAACACATAATCCTTCAAACTCACATGGATTACCTGCGTAATCTACTAAAGAAGCATATAACTTAACTGGTTCTTTTTCAAAGAAATCAGAAGTTTGGAATGTACAGTCACTGAAAGTAGTTCCAACATAAGCACCATATAAAGTAATACCTGCAAATTCACCTGGAGTGTGTCCTGGAGATACATAGTTATCCCAAGTACCACCAATTGTATAACCAACTGGAGGAACAATAAGAGATGTATCAGTTCCTGGAGCATACCATAAAGAGTTATCTTCAGCAGTAACTACTGGTAAAACAAATGGAGAGATTACAGTTAAAGCTGAAGTACCAATTGTATTAGGTAAAATTTCACCAACAATTGCTTGAGCCCATTGGATCATAACTAAAGTACCATCAACTGGAGTTGGAGCAAGTGCTCCTACAGGACAACATCCTGTGTAAGCTTCAACAGTTAAGTAAGCATTGTGATTTAAGAATCTTAATGCAGGAGAACCTTTAACATCAATACGTAAAGAGTAAGTCTCATCACATAAAAATTCTTTTTCACAAGAACCACCAGTTCCATCAGTAAAGGGTGTAAAACCAATATTGATAACATTTTGTTGAGCTTGATTTGGATCTACTCTGTAGAATCTATTGATGTACTTAGGGTTGATGATTTTAGATTTATTAGATTCTAAATATCCACCGTGAGAACCAATTTTGTCTTGAGAATACAAAGACCCTGAAGCAAGAATTAATGGACAACACCCTGTTGGAGGTGTAGTAACATCAACAAGATCCCAAGTTTTTGGATCAACAAATGCAAAAAAACCTGTACCAAGAATGTTACCTGGTGTTCCTAATTGTCCTAGACCAAGGTCAGTAAAATTGTTTGTTCCAACAAAAGCCTTTTGAAAGGCATGATTAAAATAAGCCATAATAATTTAATTTTAATTAATAAATATATATATAATATAATAAAATAATTCCTATTTACAAAATTATTTTAAAAATAATAATTTATACTTGCCTGAGTTAAGAGTATCTTTAACTGTATCAAGTGAATTAACAATTTCAGAGTAAGGCATTTTAGCTTGTAATCCTGTTACCATAGATGTAATATCTCTGATATATGCTAAAGCATCTGCAACTGTAGCTAATTTTCTTGGTGCTGCTTCTGAACATTCTAAAATCTTTTCTGCTGCTCCTTGATATCCTTCTGCTAAATCATCAGCATGACCTGGTAGTGCATCATATAATTCATTTAAAGCTTTGTGTGCAGCATACGCTCCTGAACCTTGAACTTTTAAATGTAGTTTATGAAATGATGTTGCTGCATTCATTAACTCTGTAACACATGCAGCTGTAACTGAATCAATTGATCCTGATGCTGGAGTTGAATAACTTGCATATGAAGTTGAGGACTCTCTCTTTAGTAATTTGGGTTTTTCCATTATTATAAATATTAATTGTTTCTTTCTGCTGTTTCTGTTCCTCTAGAGAATTGATTACCTGATTCAATATCACCAGCAAGTATACTTACTGCTTCATCAATTAGTAATTCAACTATATCATCTTTAAATTCACATTCTACATTTGTAGTAGTTGATAAACTAGTATAAGGATCTACACATCCATTTATCTCAATTTTTATTGGTTGTCTATAATATGTAAGACTACCAGAACTAATATCAAAATCATTATTTGTATACACATTGACTCTATTATTTTTTAAAGTTGCAAATGTTTCAGCCCACTCAAAACTAGGTCTCTTAGCATTATCAAATAGTAATTGATTTAAGTTACCTTCTTCTGCAAGATACACTGACATTCTTCTATCATCACAACATCCTTTTTTAGCTTGAATATCTACACGTTTCCATTGTAAATAATCAGGAGGTAAATCAGAATAAGAAGATATATCAGATTTAACAAATGGTACATTAATAGTATCTAGTAGTATTTGTAAATCATCTATTCTTCTAGTAGACTGCTCATCACCTTCTTTCACAATATTGATACCATGAAGTTGTCTTCTAATCCATTCAACCTGAGCCTTATTAAAAGATTCCACTACTTGCCAACATTCAATGTTGTCATAGTCCTGGCTGTCTAATTTGTTAAGACGTTGTTTTACTTTTATAACTATAGTACTATTAAGCATCTGTTATTTCTTTTTAGTTTTTACAACACCACCTTTTTTTGCAGTTATTATTTTATTAAATGTTTTACCATCTTTATCTGTAACTTTAACATATTTTTTACCATCTGCTCCTGTATGTACTACTGTTTTAGTACCAGAAGAATTAGTATTTACTTTAGTATTATTAGATGTATCTGATAATGTAGAACCTATTGCTGCTCCACCAGCAATTGTTCCTATAACACGTCTACCTGCTTTTTTAGCATATTCATTTTGGTGAAATGCTTCCCAATCTTCTGATCTTTTAAGACCAGCAGTTTTCTCAGCATAAGAAGTTGCTTTAGTTTTTTTAACAGCATCCGTTACTTTTTTAACAACAGGTTTAGTATATCCCATAGCTGACTTTGCTGCATTATATGCAGGTTTAGCATATTTTGCAACTGTTTTTATAATAGTACCCAATCCAGCTTTAGGTAAAGATTTTTTAACAACAGCATTTCTAGCTTCATTAGCTTTTCTAAATGCAGTTAAGGGATGTTCTTTAGTTGTTTTTTTAATTGCCATGATATTATTTTTTAGTATATGTACTTAATACATTCATTTGTTCTTGAGCAAGTTTTTTAACATCTGCCATCATCTTTGTATTCTTTCTAATCTCATCTGCTCTTTTTAATGTACTTAGAGCAGATTCAACTTCCCATTTTCTCATTTCTGCTTTTGGTGTTGCAGATATAGAAATACCTACTGAAGCTTTCTTCACAGGTGTTTTTGTAGTTATTGGTTTTCTAATTGCCATAATATTTAATTTAACAGTTCCATTTTCTCAAAGCAAGAGTTTTTCTTGTTGGTTCTCCATTTGGTTTTTTAGCAGGACCTGGCATCCCTGACATTCTAGCACAAAAACTTTTTCTTCTTTTAGCATCTTTGCTATCAGGATTAAGTTTAGAAGGTTTAGTAGTAACAGCCATTTTAAGTTTACTTCCAGGATTAGCAGCTCTATAACTTGCTACTCCTTTAGCATTTAAACCACCTGTTTTATTTTTACCTTCAGATCTTGTCCATGCAGCTGTAGTTCCTCCAGTTTTCATTTTATGTGCACTATCTTTCATAATAGTACCATCAGGCATTTTATGATAACCTTTTTTTATTTTATCATTATTTTTATGCCAATCTTTTTCAGCTTTAACACCTTGAGCAACAGTTTTAGCATTAGATGTTCTAGTTAAGCTAATAGTATCATATGAACCTTTATTTTTATTTGTATGTTTCACCATGATATCACCAATTTTACCTTCACCTCTTTTAGTAGTCTTTTTATAAACTACATGTTTTTCAGTACCTGTAGTAAGTTTAACTTTAGCTGCCATAACTATTTCTTTTTAGTTGTTGCTTTAATCTTTTTTTCTTGTTTAAGCATTTGTGCAGTAGGTTTTTTACCAGAACCTTTTGCAGCCCTAATATTATCCCAAAGACCTTTTTGAGATACACTACCATCTTTACGCTTTAACATTTCCTTTGCCATCTTATTTTACTTTTTTAAGTCTAGGATTTTTTGCTTTAGCTTTAGCACTAGCTTTTCTAGCTGATGAAGCTAATATAGCTCCAGCAACTTGTTTACTAATTCCTTGTTTAGCAGCAATACTAGATTGTACAGCTTTAAAACCTGGATGAGCAGTACCACCTTTGGCCATTTTTTTATTTTTCATTTTTGCACCAGAAATTCTATCTGCTGCAGTTGGTTTAGGATTATTATCTATACCAGCTATAATAGACAAGATACCAAATGGACTAGTTCCACCTTTTTTTGCTGATTGCATTATTGGTTCACTTGATGGATTCATACCTGTATTAATATCATAATCTCCTCTATTAGTAGAACCACCAATTTGAGCTTTTTTAAGAACAGACTTAGTAGACCCACCTTTTTTCATGGTAGGTCTTTCAGTTACACATGATCCTGAAGCTGATCTTACTTTAGTATTTTTGCAAGATGTTTTAACTGCTCTAGTTGCCATGATTATTTCTTTTTAGATTTAACTGATCCTCCTTTTTTCATCATCTTAGCTTGAGTAGCTTTTTCTTTATCCCGTAACTTAGTTGCTTTTTCTTTATCACCTCTTGTTTCAGCTCTTACTGCTCTTCTTTCTCTACTTTCATTTATAGCACCTCTTACTCTATTTATTAAGTTTGCTCTAGGTACAGTTGTTGGTGCACTAGATGTTTTAGATGCATTACTACTAGCAGATTCAATTAATTTTTTAGATGCAGGATTTTTTGAAAGTTCTATATTTTTCATTCTATCAACTACTGCAGTTTTATCAGTTTCAGGAGTTACTTTTGCTATAACTTTTTCAGGAGTTTTTGCAGGCGTTACTACAGTTGTTACAGGAGTTGTAGAAGTTGTAGTTGCATCTGCTGCTTTAACAGTTGTAGATACTGGTGCAACTTCTTTTTTAACAGCAGGTGTAGTTTTTTTAGTTTCTGCTAATTTAGTTACCGGAACAACTTTTTTATTAGAAGATGTTCCAGATTTTCTTTTTGCTGTTACAGTTACTTCAGGCAGTGTTTGAGTAGAAGATTTTTGACCTGGTTTAGCAACAGGTTTAGCAACAGGTTTAACTACAGGTTTAGGAGTATCTTTTTTAACTACAGGTTTAACAGCTGGTTTAGCAGCTGGTTGCTTCATATAATCATATAATTTTTTAGTACCATATGCTGCAGCTACTACTCCTGCACCTATTAAAAGTTTTTTAGCTGAAGAACCTTTACCTAAAAGTTTAGCTTCATTTTTTAATAATGCAGCTTCAGCTTTCCATTCATTTCCTACATTAGATGCATTTTTAAATTTTTCTGCAAGTCTAGCAGTACCTGCATTTTTACTAGGTTGAAGTGCTGCTGCAACTTTTAAATTTTCTCCTGTTTTTAATTTTTTAACTAGTTGTCTGTCCATATTAAGTTTAACTGCAGCAGCTTTTGCTGCATCTTTAGTTACAGTACTAATTTTTCCAGCATTTGTTTTAATTGCAGCATTACGAGTAACTGGTCCATATTTAGTAGAAGCAGATGCAGGAGCACTAATAGTTTTTTTATTTTTAAGTTTAATGTCTCCAGATTTAGCAGCAGCAACAGGTGCAGCTTTTTCAGATCCTTTAACAGCTGTTACTCTTGCAGCTTTAATTTGAGCTGCATTCATAACTTTTTTACCTTTATTTGTAACTGTTTTAGCAGCTTCTACTTTTTTTACAGCATCAAGTGTTTTTTTTGCAGCAGCAGTTCTATTTGCAGCTAACTGAGTTTCTTTAGCTTTTTTAGAACTAGCTAATGCTGCTCCTACCTTTGATCCATATTTATCTTTATTTGCTAGCAATCTATCAACTGATGCTTGTGCTGAACTTTTTCCAACACGTGCTTTATTTGCTCCTGCTGTTCTAACTGCAAGTGCTTTATCTGAAAGTGTTTTTCTAGTAAATTGTTGAACAATTTTTGCTGAACTAGATTTTTTTGTACCACCTCTTGCCATTTCATTAAGAGTACCACCTTTTCTACCAAATCCCATTTGAGAAGAAGTTCCCATATTTTCTTGAGGTATACCATATAATTGTACTGGAGCTTTTTTTACTGCAGATCCTCCTAGTGCCATTTTTTTAGTGCCTCCACATTTAGCACATCCCATCTTTGCCATAATAATTTATTTTAATATTATTAACACTTTTTACCTTTAGTACCTCCCATTTTCATTTTAGGAGATGGCTGTGGTTTATTTACTTTACCTGGAGATTTTCCACCTGGAGTTTTTAATACATACACTGGAGAATTGGTTCCACCTACTCTGCCTGTTGCTCTTTGTTGTACATTTACTTTTGCGTTAGCCATGATATATAGTTTAAAAAAGTATACCAGAATTACTGGTATACTCTAGAGTTATTTACATATTCCACAGTTTTTCAACTTGTGCATTTAAATCCTTTAAGATATCCTCATTTAAAGGGTTTCTTAAGAACTCAGTTACATCTGAAACATTTCTACCAAGTAAGCTATTTGTCTTAGTATGATAGATATGTCCATCTGACTTATTAATAATATACTTAAAAAATATGGAATCTTTAACAATTGCTTTAATTTTTAATGTTTCCATATCTAAAGCAGCAGCTTCTAAGAAACCTTTTGCAGCTCTTTCTTTGTTTCCTTCTGTACCTTCACCATTAATATGTCTATCCATATTGTCATAGATAACATCATTAGGTGTATGTTTTTTATACTGTATACTTGCAGTATCAACAGATTTAGCAATGTAGAATAATTTAGTACTATTTTTATCAAATAGTTTTTGTAATTCAGCAAGTGCTTTATTTTTAAGTTTTTTGTATTCAGTTTTAATTCCACTTGTTTCTGTAACTTTATCTAAATAAAATTTTGGTGGAACTGCTTTTGATCTAGCATCATCATAACTTCTTGATATAAGAGAGAATCCTCCAGCTTCAACAGCATATAGTTTAATTCTATCATATGGATTTGCAGGATCTAGGTATACTGGATCATTACCACATGACATATTTATTTTATTCCAGAAATCTTTATTACTTGGATTAAGTAACTTGATATCATTCCAGAATGTTGGGCTATCAATATCTACTACATTAGCTGCTAATTCTTTTTCTAATTCAGCTACTGCAATTCTGATCTCTCTAACTTTTGCAATTCTTTCATCTGCTGGTAATAATTTAATCTCAGGAGCAAATTCATTTAATCCTGTTACATATCTTACTACTCCATTTTGTTCTAAGCAAGCTAGTTGCTCATAATGTTTAACACCATCAAATAATGATTGGCCATAATGTTCTAATCCCATGTTTGACATTGAGTTGTCAAAATAAGGTTTAACAGAGATCTTATTACTCTTGTTAACGTTTAATACTTCTACGTGTGTAAAATCCATTTTGTGTTGGTTTTAAAATGTTTATAATTGTAAATATAATAAAAAAGGAGGAGTTTAATCCCCTCCTTTTTTATTTTTCTAGTTTGACATATTAGAATGATCCACCTGTGATTGGATTTCTCATAACAATTTTCAATACTTTAGTTGGATCTTTAACCCAAATAGCTGGCATTGTTTGAGACATCATTACACGGTATCCGTTGAATTGTCCAGAAGACTGGAATCCTTGAGATCTACCCATATAATCCATTGTACCATTTTGGTACCACCATTTCAATTGATTATCCCAAGATAATTTCAACATGTAAATGTTGTCATTAGTGTTATCTGTGATATCAAAAATAATGAATGAATAAGAAGATAATGGGAAACCATCAATAATTGGATTCTCAATATCATTAGTGTGAACATTATCAAATGCAGGATTAAGTACAAATTTCACATTAGCCAAGAATGGAATAACGTAAGAAGTGTAAGCAAATCCAAAGTTTAAGTCCATACCTTTACCAGTGATAGCACCAATATCAGCAGCTTGAATCAATAAACCTGAAGAAATAGCTTCTTGTTTAATTGCTTCATTAACCATACGCATACCACCCATACCTGTTTGAACAACAAGTTGACGTTTAGGATCTGGTCCTTGGAATTCAACTTTACCATTAAAGAAGTTATATAACTCACCTCTGAATAAATCCAAGTTAAAGTTATTTTTGTTATAAATTCTTTTGAAAGAGTTGTCTAATTGTTTCCACAAACCTACAGATAATCTTACATCATCAGGTCCATCTTGACGTACTCTACCCCCGTGTCCCCACATAAGGTAAGTCTCAATATCAGAAGCAATTTTAGTTAAGTGAGCAGCTTCCATGTTTGTCAAGAAAGTTCTTGATAAATCACCATTGTCAAATGCTTTTTTAACTGAGTCTTTACCCATTACTTTAACCATGTCATCCAAAGATGAAATAGATGGATCTAAACCTTTTAAGTGAGATCTCCAGATTTCAGTTACAGGAACTGTACCATCTGCATTCATTCCACCTTTGATCATTAAATCTGCTCTAGAAGAGATAGAGTAATGAACGTGAGCTTCAGCACCACCAACAAAGTTATAGTACTCACGGAATCCTGTGTTAGTTTGGATGTCTGAGAATCTCTCACCATACTCACCTCTAGCAGAACCTTTACGGAATACTTTAGTACCATTAGCTAAATAAGCATTATCAAGATACTTGTAGTTATCATTGTTAACTAACTGTACAGTGTAGATAAAACCATCACCAATTGGTAAAATGTCATCAGCAGTAATGTACATCTCACAACCATTGTATTTGTCATAAGTGATGATATCACCATGTCCAAATTCACGCTTGTTTAACTTGATTTTGAAAGTAGTACCTTCAATACCTTTTGCTGCATTTGCTGGCTCAATATCTTCAACTATGTAAGGAAGATCAATTGATAGTGGAGTTTGCCATTTATACTCACCACGTGCGTTATCTACATTGATAACATTTTTTCCACCAAAAGAAGACAACTGGTATAAAGGCATTTCAACTTTTTGAGCCATAGCCCATAAGTCTACTGGACCTAAATCCATTGGTTCTGCATCTTTTAGCATGTTCTGTAAATGGTAAGAATCTACATGTGAACTAGCATTGTATGCCGTATCACGCAAGAAAATCCCATTATTTAATACTGGAGTTGCCATTTGTATTTATTTATTTATTTATTTATAATACTTTTTTAAAATCTTTTAAACATGTTGTTGCCACCTGTTCTTGAGACTGTATTGTTTGATCCTGTTTTTCTAGTTTGTGCTCTTTCTTCATGTGGAATAGATGAAGCAATTTTTTTACCTTCTTCAGTTTTTAACATTCTTACAGTTTTTTCAGTAGCAATTTTAGTACCTTGATCTTTAATCTTACTTTTATACCCTTCTGGATCTGCCAATAGCCAAAGAGCTTCAGCAATAAGATCATGTCTTGGTTCTACAAACTGATATTTTTCTAATAAGTGTCCAAGTAAGTTAGTAGGTTTACCTGATATAGAAGGATAAGCTGGTTGAACTAATCCACTGTATAACATGTTTTGTACTTTCTTATCTAGTTTAACACCATCTAATTCACCTACTGATAATACGTTATATACATTATCTGTATATACTTTAGCAGCTTGTACTTGTTGTTCCTTTTTATTTTCCTGTTCTGCAAGTTTTCTAGATACTATCTCTTCTTGCATTCTATCTAACTTAGGTTTAAACTGTCTAGCTTTTTGTCCTAACTTATCTACATCTGCCCAGTCTTCAATCTCTGACTCTATTTCTTCTGGTGTACCAAAATTAGTAGCCCAAAGATATTGTCTTGCAATTTCTGCTTGGTGATTCTCATCATCTGCATCAAGTTCAAATACTTCTTCTACTTGTGCAAGAGTTCTGAATAAACCTTTAAGATCTTGTCCACCATCTGCTACATACTTAGCTGCAGTTTTCAATTCATCAGGTAATGCATTAAAGAAATCTTTAGGAGCTGCCTCTTTAATTTTTCTTTCTTTCTCTTGAAAGTTGGCTTCAAATAACTCTCTAAAGTCTTTAGTAGTATATTCTTCTAAATCTTTATCATCATCAAATCCAAATAGAGTACCCTCTTCTATCATCTTAGCTGCTAACTCATGAAGACCTGACTTATCTATCTTTGGTCTTCCTTTGTTACCTGCATCTTCTTCCTGAGCAATAAGTCCATCTAACTCATCAATAGTTTCTTGGACTTCTTCCTTAGTAATAGTCTGCTCTGCCGTATCTGGTTTACTTGTTACACCAGTTTTGCTGTCAAGGAACTCATAATCAGTTTTTTTATCCTTAGTAAAAAGAGATTTCTTTTCCTCTTCTTCTTCTGGTAGCATCACGTTTTCTGCCCCAGGCATTCCAAATAATTCATCCAAGTTTACATCTACTTGTGATACAGTAGTGTTTTCTTGAGTTGTTTGTTCTTCAGTATTCATATGTTGGTCTTTATGTTACTATAAATAATATAACTATTTTAATGCAAATAAACTTCTAAAATTTAGATTTGTTTAATTTTATTTTTTCATTTTTGGCATTATATGGCTAAGTGTTATTTTTTGTTATCAGATTTTTTATTAGAGTCAAATTTATTTTTGTTTTCTCTAGCAATTTGTAATTGTTTATCAGCAATATTTTGTTGAACCATGAGTTTTTCTCTCTCTAATTCTGTCTTTTGATTATTGCTAGAAGTCCTATTAGATTCTTTTTGTCTCTCAAGACTCATTTGACTAGTAAACTGTTCTGAGTTTTGTATTTCTTTTAGAGTATCATTGTAATCAGATTGTTGATTTTGATTAATATCTTGTGTAGCACCAAATCCAGCAGACCTAATTTCAGCAACAAGAATATCTCTCTGTCTATCTTTTTCTCCTCTAATGTCTTCTGAATCTCTTTTAAGTTTTTCATCTTCCGCTCTTGCTTTTAATGCTTGATCTTGCATGTCTTGTTGATGTTTCATTTCTGCATTTTTCTGTGCTTTAACTTTTTGCTCAGAATCTTTAAGTACACTGTTTAATTCAGATATACTTTCTGACTGCATTAATCTTCCTAAGTCATATATTGAAGCTCCTGTAGTATTATTAGATATTGCCATATTTTTTAATTGCTCTAATACTGCTCTATAGTTAGCTTTAGTAGTTGCAAATATATTAAGATCTCTCATTAATAAATCTGTACCATTAATCTGAAAATTTACTTTTTCATCTGCAGAAGTCATATATGATAATCTTGCAGAAGGTTTAGTAGATTGATAAAATTGTGCAAGATCTGTTCTCATCTGATGTACTCTTGGCATTAAGTAATCTGAGTGTTGTATAAAGTACATTTCTGTTTGAGCATAAGATGATCCAACTGCTTGTTCTACACCTGTTGCAGTTTGTTGAGATAACTGCTGACCCATTCTTTGTGGATTAATACCTATAACTTCATATGCTTGTTGTTTCATATATGTAGCTAATTGTATCCTTGACATTAACCTATTAGTCTGTTCTAAGTCTAATTTCTGAAAGTGTTGGAAGTTAAGAGCATTCTCTGTATTAGTAATACTAGTATCTAAAGGAAGCATCTGAAAATTCTTCATTGCTACATAAGCTTTAGCTAAATTGTTTTTACCCCAGTCTTCACCCATAGAGTGTCTTGGTAATGCATTCTGATCTAATAAGATAACTGTACCTAACTCATCTACTAAAATATCTGCTATTTGGTTATTAACAATATTATATCCTATTTGAAAAGGTTTCATTAAGTCTATTAATGCAGTTGACTTAGTATTTCTATCTGAGAATACTGCACCTTCTACTGGTAGTTTACATCCGTATAAACTATTATCACCTTTAAATTGAAATCTAAGTGGCCCTATGTTTTGTTTATCAACACCAATATATATAGGAGTAAATCCACCAGGGTTATTCATACCCCAGAAAGAAGGAATGTTTGGTCCAACTTTAATACCACCCCATACCTCATTAATCCAAATCCAGTCTATATGCTCACCATATACAATATTGTCTTTAGTTTTATTTTTAAAGAGTCTTGTATCATATACGGGTGAGTCTGTTACTTTATAGTCTTCAGTAATAATTTCTGTAATTACTTCACCTGAGTCAGTAACTTTAGTTAAGTGACCTACTTTTCTTTGAGATTTCCAATATGCTGTAGTACAACGTAATAGATATGCAGTACCTTGATCATAATAATCTTCTCCTTCTCTAAGTATGTAATTAACAATATCTCCTCCGTTGAATATACTATTAGCTGCTGCAGTAGAATATTGTCTGAATCCTAATGAAGGCATGTTAGTATTCCACTCATGTGATTTAGTTGCATCATAAAATGATCCGTCATTCTGAGTACCACCAATGTTATATCCCGCAGATCTGATAGGATAGATAGCTTCTAGTGATGCCATCTGATCTTCATTCATCATATATCCATACTTGTCAATAACATCTGCTACAGTTAACATGTCAGTTTTACCAACCCAGTTAGATTGTGATATGTATCCTGCATCAGGAGATTTATGATAAAATGTAAGCACAGGATTCCATAATTCTACATCATAATCATCTTCCATCATACGCATATGCCAGAACTCTCTGTCTGTAATAAGCATATCTCTAAAACCTCTTTCTTCTAACTCATCCATTCTGAATCTTTCAGTATCAACTTCATGTTGATGAGAAGCCCATTGCTCTACTATAGATCTGTAATCTTTTTTAAAGAATTGTTCTATTTCAGGTAATGTTTTAAGTTTTTCTGGATTTAATTTTTCTTGTGCTTCTGGAGATTCTGGATTAAGACCTTGTTCAATTAATGCAGATGTTATCTTCATCTGTGCATCTTGCATTAATGTGTCTTCTACCATTTGTCTTTTTTGCTCCATCATATCATTATATGATCCTTCATCAACAGCACGGTATGTTAATTTACTTGATCTTTTAGCAAACTCAGCTACAAGAACATTAATTACATTGGGTATAATTGGATAAAATTTAAGTTCAAGTGCAGAAGAATCTTCTTTAGTAAGAGTTTCAATTATATCTCTATAATCATTATCTTCCTCTACAATGTAGTCAGACTTATCAATAACACCTTTAGCTAACTTATAGTTTTTCATTAACCTACGGGCATTTCTCTTAATCTGTTTAAGACCATTCCACTCTAACCAGTCAAGATTCCAAGCTGCCCACTTATCATCTTTTTCTGCTTTAGGAATAAACTGTAAAGGTTGAGTTATACTACCTAACCTGTTGTGTTCTGTCTTTGCTCCTTTTTTTAACTGTAGTGCATTATATACTTGCATATTCTTTTATTTTAAATTTTTAAATGGTGATCTGTTAAATTTTTGATTTTCACCTAATCCACTTCTACCCATATGTCTAAAAGGACTACTCTTTAAGGTATACAAATTTTTTGAATTTTCCAATTTTTTACTTGCTTCATCTCTCACAATTCTTTTTGTGTAACCCATATTAGCTTGTTGGATTTTAAGAAATGAAACTAATGCAGAAAAAGCTACTAACCTATCCACGTTGAGTCCATCTTGATAAGCCTGCATTTCTTTCATTAACATTATATCCGGTATTCTTTCTACACCATAATGTATCTTTACAGTAGTACCATCATCTTTCTGTATATGATCTATCTCTTCAGTTAAGAAATCTTGAGTATAACTGATCATATGGTTCTTGAATAGTACCCCTGTATTTCTCCATCCGTATTCTTGGAATACATTTGCATTAGATCCTAAATCTTTTAAGAATACTATTTTGTTTCTTGGTACAAGATATCTTTGTTTCTTTCTTGATATCATGTGGTTTATAAATTGAGATATGTTATTCTCTACTATAGTCCATGCATTATACCATTCAATTATTAACTCTAGTCTTTCATGTGTTTTATTGATATCATCAAATCTTCCGCACCATGCTGCTACAATTTTATCTCTTTCTATAAATGTCTCAGCCTCACCATTAGTAACCTTAGTTACTTCAACTGGAGCTTTCATTATATATATAGAACATAGTGAGTCTGAGGTAGTTGTCTTTCCCTCTGCAACAGGATCTATACTACCATAGTACATACCAAATGTAGGATCTGGTACTGGTCTTTCCCATACTACTAATGTACCTGTTTTATCTTCTGTCTTCTTAGATATAGGAAACTCTGCTATTGGTAATTTATTAGTAGCTTTTACTTTTACTTTACCGGTTTCATCTCTAGATATATCAAGAAACTCTGAAGAGTATTCTTTTTCTTCTATTCTTTTTATCTGAGCATTTACAAGATGAGGTGGGAACTTAGCCTCTTTTCTAAATGCAAATGCCTCTTCTATATTTCTTGGATGCTGAGATACCTCAAGTTGATAATCTTTAGGTTCTTTATTTTTCTTGATTTCCTCAAAGTATTCATCTAAAGCAATTAATGCTTCTTGAACAAGTGAATTACCATAGTCATCTATATATGGTGGCATTGACCATTGTTCAGGTATAAACAATCCTGATTCTCCCCATGTATTATCTTTATCTATTAGATTAGTTTTAACTGGATATATATCATTACTGATTGGATCAAGTATCATTTTTTTTAAAGGACCACATTGATCAAGATCCCCTACTGATCCTGCAGCAATAAATAATCCTGTAGTAATCATACCAGACTTAAGTGCTGGCTTGATATATCCAAAGGTTGTATCCATCTTGGGAGCAATTCCTGCTTCCTCATGAAAGAAGAACTTAACCGGACCCCCTACACCATTTGTTGGATCTTTTTCAAAAGACATACCTTGCATAGTACCTTTAAGTCCTATTTCAGCTTTTCTATCACCTTTTCTTATCTCAATTTTTTGTTGCCACATCATTATTTTATCTGGAGACATAGGTCTATACCATGCAGTATGTTCATTTAAGAATGCTGCATACTCAGATAAAAACTTCCATGTACCTTTCTCATTGATGTAATCTTTAAGTGAGGCACCCATTTTTAATGTGACCCCTGCTTCAAACCATAACTGATTAATGAGTTTACCTGCATGAAAGTATGAACTAGCTATCTGTCTTTTTTTAAGAATAGCCACGTGCATGTAGTTTATCTCTGCAAGTATCTCATATAAAGCCATATGATATTGTGCATCTCTTATCTTAGCAAATCCAAACTTTTGTTCCTCCTTATCAAAGATAGGTAAGAAGTTTAACCACATATAATAATCTCTTGTAAGAAACCAGGTTTTAGGTCCTGATTTAATTATTACACCTAATCTGCATTTAGCTTTTTGGTCTTCCCAATAGTTAATAAAATCTTTAGATTTAAATGGAGCTACACAATATACTTTCTCTATATTGAATTTTGTTGATTCAGATATAAATACTTTATTACTAACATCATCAAACTCATATTCACCCGGCTCTTTAAATAATGCAAACACAAACTCACCAAATTCTTTTCTTGTACCAAAAGATGTAGTAGTCCATGTTCCATTATCCCAGGTGGGAATATCCGTGTACATATTTTCCATAACTACTTGATTTTAAGAATCATAAGATAAACCAATTCCTCCTCTAACTTTACTAGATTGTTCTTCCTGTAAATCTTTATATACTCCTTTAAAAGAAGCTCTAATAAGATCAAAGTTTTTTGCTGCAGCAACTAATGAATTTATATTACCATCTCTTCCTGCAGTAATTGGAGTAGTCTCCATATATCTAGCTAATCTATCTAGCATAGATGCCATACCTTTATATGCTCTATATGTTGGAGTTTCATATAATCTTTGGCAGAATACTAATGCTTGATATATTGTTTTATCCTCAGTAGAAAATTCAGCTTTTATTTCAGTTAGAATTAAATCTTCTTTATCTATCTCTGGTGTATGAAAGAATGGATTCATATCAGGATTAGGACATGTCATATAAAACAAGTACTGATATATCTTAATGTAGTTTTCCGGATATTCATCCATAACATCCTTAAGTGCATGTAGGGTATAACAATGTTCAGTTGGTATTACTACATTATTTTGTACATCAAATAATTTTATTAACATGTTAAAAAGGATTTATTACTTTTGGTTTAGATTTTATTTTAAATAGTTTTTT